CTCGGTTGCGATGTATTTCTGAGTTGCTACCTTCTTTGCCAAGCCGGCAAGGTCTCCGTCAATATATTCATTCATGTTGAAGAACTTCTCGTACGGAAAAGACACTACATCGCCAGTCTGAGTGTCAAATGTAATGCCTCGCGACATCCTCATTTGCATAGACCACTTAGGGCGCTGCTTATCGGCATACTCTTTATTGATTGAATCGAAGAAAAACTTATCAGCGTAATTGAAAGCGACGTAGTTGCCATCGCTAGAAAATGAAACATCAATGTAGTTTCTAAACTTGTCGCCTGACTCTGAGTTGAAATGACTGTCATCTAGCCCAAAGAAGTCAGCCAGAATCTGTCGACCATTTAGTCTTGCGTGTTCAGCAAACGATTCACGATTCTTGATTCCAAGCTCACCAAGCTTAGATACAAAAGACTTGAGCTTGTCTCTGCCTTGATTCAATGCGTCCTGGCGAGCTGATGGTGTCAAGTTGAAGAACTTGTCCGACAACGACATCATTCGTGAGTTACCAGTAGACGCAATGTTTTTCTTATAGGGAGTTTCTTTTTGCGTAGGACGGATTTCAGGAACTTCTTCTATCTTCTTGATGCGCTTTTTGACTGGGATTATCTTGTGAGTTCTCTCCTTGGCTTCCTGGTAAATGTATTTATATCCACCAGTTGGAAGCGGAATACGACGAATATACTTGTGTCCTGGACGCTCAGAGCCTTTCACGGTTTTCACTAAAACAATATTCATTCGATTCTCTCATCAGAACGCATTGATTTAAGTTATAAATTAACAGTCTTTCGTACTGATTTTAATACATTTGAAGCCTTTTCTGATATAAACGTTACGGGTCCCTGTAGCGCATCAAAAATGATTCTTATAGGCTTCACAATCGCAGAAATGATCAAACCGAACGAATAGAAAATGCCTATCGCATATCTATCGCGCTTGTCTAAGCCTCCCTTAGGAGCAGGTAAAACCAACATTCTGCGCTGTCGAGCATCCATATTAGATTACCTTATTCTTGGTGAACGTAGTGCCGTCGTCTGATAGCACTGCTGTACCTAAGGCTGAACCACCCTCCTTGTACATCGTTTCTAGAGTGCTTGTTGCGGTTCTCTTACTAGCTAGATACTGAAAGATGAACTCTATTTTCTCTTGTATTGTTCCGCCAGCAGAAGGAATCGATTCTAATTCTCCCATTACGTTATTGTCAAACGCTATTACTGAACCTGTACCATCAACAGCTTCTTCTATCCAGGGACCGCCTACAGGAATCTCAGCATCAGTCATGTAGAGGCTTTCAAATGTGTCGCTATCTGCGTATTCAAAGAGAAGCATTTTACAGTTAGCATTCTCTACTGTAACCCATGACAGAGCAGTAAAATCCCAATACTGCCCGGTCGTGTTTTTCAATCGTGCATAAACAGTGCTATCGCCTAAGCCTTTAGTCGTTCGAACAAAAAATAGCATTCTAACCTCTCACTGCCTCGATAACTCGATCTGCAGTCACAAACACTTTGGGATCGTATGTAAGGCCGTCCCAAATACCGAATTGATGCTCTCGTAAGTATTTTCTAGCCTTCAGCAGATTTTTGTTTTCTTTATAGCCAAATATGTTTGGATCCGATATTCCCCAGAGAACTACTCCGGGTTCTTTACCAACAACATGAGCCAAGTGCGGCAAGAAATTGTCAACTGAAATCCATGAGTAGCATTTGGGATCTAAAAGAAGCTCTCCCAGCGCTTTGAGTGTGAGATTAATCCTAAAATCATCTACGAGCTTCTTTTCACCAGTAACACCAATTTGTATTATTTCATAATCATTTTTAAGATCTTCAACGACTTCTGGCCAATGGGGATAGTTTTTTGGATTATACGATTTATCCCTAAGCTCTTTAGACCACGGACTAATTAAGATATAGTTGTTCATAAGCCTTCAGCATGCTCCTTTTCCAGTTGTACTTTACCATCCATTCATATATGCCAGTTTCAGCAATCCCGAATCCCGACGCTGCTCCCAGCGGGAGACATACAACATTCGGAAGACCCATAAAGACTTCGCCATAAACGCAGAAAAGAACCAGTGTTTGACATCTTTTTAAGAGCTCCGGGATGATGTTTACAAACATGAGATGATCACCGAGACCGTGTGAAAGAGCTATCATCTTATAGCCCCACTTTGTCATCTCATTTCTAAAGATTCCCTCATCATGCGCCCAAAGAGAACCGTCTTTTTCTGTTCTTATTCCACCCTCTGGATTGCGGTAATGGAATGTCACCGCAGATCTGTCAACCAGAAGCTTATAGCCTGCCCTGAATAGCCTGTGCGTAAATATCGTTTCTTCTCTATGTGCCACCTTTGAGAGCTCTAAGCAATAATCAACTACATTTGTGCGATATAAGAACGAGCTATAAAGGTGCTCAGCTTCATAAACACCTGTTCCGACAGCCCATTGCAAATTGGGCAATAGATTAACTTCAAGAAGACGAGTGCCATATCGCTCAGACTTAGCTTGTCCGCCTGGAGTTATGACCGAACCTGCAACAGCGCCCACGCCATCTTTCATATGAGAAAGAAGTTTTTCTAGAACATCTGGTTGAGCAACTGTGTCATCGTCTAATCGCCATACGTATTTAAAGTCTGATGTATTGGCGTGCTGATGTGCATGATGCTGACCGACCCCAGCCGTAAATGCAACCTCCCACTTTATGCCTACTTCATCGAGCGCACTAAAAAGATATTTATATACAGCATTTTCCCTTAAATCAAGATGCTCACCATCATCATAAATCGTAAGCTTATCTGGTTTAACTGTTTGTGAAATTACTGACTGTATTGCAAGAGGTAGAGTTGTAAAATAGCGACCCTTTGTCGGAATAACGCATAATACTTTGCCTGACGTTTTCTTGTATTTGTTTGCCAAATATTCTGTGTTCCGCTGGACAACGGCTAAATGCTCTGGGTTGTCGTGAAGCGTTCCTTCTCCCTTGTGATAGATAGGGACCGACCCTGAATTTGTTGAACCGTCGGCTGTCTTACCTGCAAAACGACCCACAACTGCTATCTCGTATCCTTCTTCTTCTGCTCTAATGCAAAAATCAGTGTCTTCACCTGCTCCTTCTCTAAACATCTCGTCTAACAAACCAATCTTTTCAAAGAGCTCACGCTTTATCATCGCACAAAAGAATACAATAAAATCGCGACCAACACATGGACTAAAATTCTTGAGCGGACCCGCAATACCAACTGAAGGATTCTTAAACTGCTCAAGATGCATGTTTATTAAAGCATCTTTTTCTTGCTCTTGAAAATACGTATCGTTATTAAGAAGGAGAACATATTCGCCATGTGCTACTTTTATTCCTTCGTTATAAGCCTTCGGAAAACCAAGCGGCTCATCAAACCAAAGAAGCCTAAAAGCAGGCCCAAGACTTTGTATATATTCTCTAGTTCCGTCTGTACATCCGTTAGCGACAATTATCACCTCTTTATCTTCTAAGTCAACGTACTTTACAATCGATTCAATACAGGGCTTTAAAAAGTCTTCTAAGTGATTCAGCGTTCCAATAATTATCGAAACCTTTTTCTTATATTTCTTTCGTAGAATCTCTAAATTGTCGTTAAATGTCTTTCCCCAATCGGCAACAAGAGACTTATCATTAACCGTCACTTCGCCTCTATGATAAATAGGGACTGAACCGACGATCTGATGTTTGTCGGGCTCATGACCAGTCATTTGACCTGCAACAGCCAATTTGTAGCCAGCATCCTGAGCTCTTATACAGAAGTCTATATCTTCTGAACTGCCCTGATTGAAGATCTCATCAAGATAACCAATTTTTTCAATGACCTCTTTTTTAATCATTGCACAGAAGAAAATTATGAATTCGCTGTTTACGTCCTTATTGAACGATTTAATGGGACCTGCAATACCCACCTTCGGGTCATTAAATGCAAAAAGATGCATGTTGATTAACAAATCTTTTTCTTGCTGCAAAAGCGTTATATCGTTATTAAGCAAAAGTATATAGTCATGCTTAGCTACTTTCATGCCTTCGTTATAAGCTCTAGTGGCTCCCAGCGGTTCGTCAAACCAAAGCAGCTTAAATGGAACGCCCAAGCTCTCGACATACTCTCGAGTACCATCAGTACAACCATTCGCAACAATAATAACTTCTCTATTCTCTAGCTCTAGATTACAATATTGTTTGATTGAGTCTATGCAGGGCTTGAGACAATCGTCGAGATGGTTATACGTGGCAATAACAATAGAGCACGATGTTCTATTGTCAATTTTCTTCTTAACATCCTGATACCATTTAGAATTATATCTCTTGCCAAGGTTGAATGTGTTGCGAGTTAGAATATCGCTCACATTTTTCATCTCTCTGATAGTTATCCCGAAGCGATGGAAAACAGGCGGAGTAACTTGCACTAGCTTATATCCAGCCTTTTCAGCCTTTATACAGATATCTACATCTTCACATGTTCCGTCTGCAAAAAGGACATCGAATCTGCCAAGTTCATCAAAGAGCGATTTGCGCATCATCGTACAATAGAACTTTATATAGTTTGCGTCTGCATACTCGTTGTAGCAAAACTCTGGGCCGACGACGCCAACGTTTGGGTCCTTTTCAAATTCAGCTACGAGAAGGTCGATTACATTTTCTTTTAAGAAGAAGCAGTCGTTATTGAGAAATAGAAGATATTCGCCCTTGGCTATTTCTGATGCAGCATTAACAGGGATGGCAAATCCTGGCTTTTCAAACCAGAGAAGCTTAAAATTTGGGCCGAGAGATTCGACATATTGTCTTGTTCCGTCTGTACACCCATTAGCAGCAATGATAACTTCACATTCGTCGAAGTTTACATACTTTTTAAGTGCTTCGCAACACGGTTCTAGACAATCCTCTAAGTGATTGTAAGTTGCGATTATGATGCTAACTTTCATAGTTTTGTTTAGCTCCTCTCATTCCTCTTGCTTTAACCCATTCCCTAAACTCTAGTTCGAGTTCTTTAAATTGCTCTCTAGAAAGCCATTCTGTATCTATGTTGCATCCGCCAGTTCCATCTTTAGAAACCTGAAAATAGTTGCTATAATCGTAGGACATGCCAATAATGCCATACTTTTCAGGATTTTCAGCAACTTCAGTCCCAGGATACGGCACAAAGTTTGAAACGAAGTATTGGTCTGGGTCCGATTCTTCTATAAAGCGCTTTGTTTCCTCTATTGTTTCTTTAGTCTCTCCAGGGAAGCCTATCATGAAGAAAGCCCGGGACACTATGCCATATTTCTTAGCCCATTTGATAACATTATAGTTGTCTTGAACCTTTATTTCTTTTCGCATACGGTCAAGCATGTATTGAGAACCTGATTCTATTCCCCAAGCTATTTGACCACATCCAGCTTCAGCTAATTTCTCGTAAGTCTCTTCTATATCGTAGCCAGCTCTGCCCATACAGCGGAATCTAAAGCTCAACTCTTTCACTGATTCAAGTATCTTGAAGAGTCGAGGACGATTCATTGTAAAAATGTCATCCTGAAAGTTTAGCCTGTCAATACCAAGTTCGTTTTTTATGTGACGAAAATGTCTTTCGGCTGTGTCAGATTCCATCATGTGGTATCTGCCGTTGATGTTATGCATCTGTGCTAGTCCACAAAAAGAGCATTTGAATGGACAGCCTCTCGATGTCAAGAAGGGAACCGAGGGTTTTCCGTCTATTAGCCTTGAATAGGACTCTAAATCAACTTTATGGAATGCAGGGAACCTAAATAAGTCCACTGGCGCTTGCCTACCACATAAATCCAGCATGGGACCTTCACCATAGCCTTGAACCACCTTGTCGGCATACGGAAAGTCTTGCGGTCTGACTGTTGCGTGAGCGCCTCCGACAATCACTTTAGCCCGAGGGTTAGATGCTTTACATTGGGACGCTATCTGCTCAGTTATGTCCAATGTCGCAATGTAAGACGTTATTCCATAGACATCAGCGAAAGGAATCGTCCAATCGCTCTGCCCAGATAAATCAAGCACATCTACATTGATACCATTCGCCTCTAAATGCGATGCGATATACAAAAGACCCATTGGAGGGTCGAGTCTATCATCAGTTGAGTTCGGATGCGGTGGATGTATTAGCAAAACTTTCATACATAACTCCAGTTGCAGTATTGACTAGTCCATTATATCATACTAAGCCAACAATAATGCTTTAGCTTCTTCTTTTGTAATATCTAGCCCATATCTCGTCGTAGAGCGCTATTCTATTCCGTGGATATAGCCGGAGGCCCTAGCGGAACGGTCTTGAGGGTTGCCAAGGGTGTCGCAGACTTTTCACATATGACGTTGTTCCCGTCAACGTAGACCAACCTCGGGCCGGCGTAGTCGCCCTTGTCGTCAATCTCAAACGTCGCAATAATTATGACATCACCTGGGTTGATTCGCCTGGCGGCGGCACCATTCATCTGAATACTGCTCTCAGTTCCAGTAATGGCGTAGGTAATAAGTCTATTTCCATTGGTGACGTCCCACACGTAGACCTGTTGAAACTCGACAATCCCAGCGGCTGCCATGAGTGCCGGCCCAATGGAGATGCTCCCCTCGTAATTTATGTCGGCCGCTGTGACCGTAGCACGATGGATTTTACTTGCAAGAACTGTTTTTAACATTTATCTCTCCTCGCTTTTCTTGTTGATTACTACGCCTTTTGGCCACCAAAGCCATTGGCGGTTTTCCGAAAGGTGCTCAGCGCATATCTTTATTGGCACGTAACCAGTTGACTGTTCAAAAGCTATGCACAAAAGCGTTATTTTATCGTCATAGGCAAAATCGCACGAAACCTTCCACGGGTCTCCTTCAAGAAACATGCACGACCCCTTGCACAGCGAGATCACCGGACAGTTCGGACAATCAGGTCTTTGAGACCAGTGAGTCGATGTTTTTAACCTCACGTCTTCTAGCGCGTCCATGGCGCCAATCAGGTGCGACTCTCCGTTCGGAGCTATTGCTGCCGAAGAAACGTTTTGACACGTCAGCACATTGCCCTTTAAATCAATGACAATGTTGTGACACAAGTCCATACCACATCGTTGACAAAAATTTACGACGGCGGGGACGTCGCTGTTTTCCCAATTAACCCTCGCAATGTTATCACACATCATAGCTTGCGCACTGCAGTGTTTCCCGACCTTTTCTGGAAAACGAAACTCAGCCCACATTCTGCGCCTAATCTCGAAATGTTCCTCGGGTTCTACATCCAAAGAATCCAAACTGTTTTCGTTATGTGCAGTGATAAACCCCATTTCGCCGCTAGGAAGAAATGTCCGCGGAAATTCTTTTTCAAAAAAATCTATTACTTCTAGCCGTGAATAGTGATCCTTGTTAAAAACAGTGTTGAATGAAAATCTCCCCTTTGGTAGAAGTTTATCAAACAAATACTTGATTACTCCTTTTTTATCCTTGAGCGGATCTCCGCCCCTCTTGTATTGTCCAGGACCATCGTGAGAAACAGCAACTATAAAATCTAAATTAACCAGCCAATCTACGATTTCGTACGTAAGCAAGGACCCGTTTGTGACCATAAAAAGATCAGCGTCTCTGTGCCTAAATCTGATGGCTTCTGCCAATGGCTTTAGCGTCTCCCAGTACACAAGCGGTTCGCCGCCCCAAAATTCTACTTTAAGCTTATCGGACTTAGGCAATTTGTCAAATTTCTCCAAAAATACTTCGATGTCCGCCTTAGACGTTTCTTCAGCACACTTCATGTATCTTTGTGAACAGTAACTGCACGAATAATTACACGATAAGCCAAGTTGAATCTTGATTGTACTAAACGGACCAGTCTTACGAGCAAATTTTCTCATGTCAGCAAGCACAAACGCTGTTTCTTTTGC